CAAGATTACCAACATAAACTTTAAAAACCCTTCTTTCTGGCGCTCTAGTAATACGATAAACCATCATAGCGTCTTCTGACAATAATAATAGTTTCCATATTCTTCTGGCCTTTTCGAGTATGCTCGTGCCATATGGTAATCTTCTATCGTCACCCAATAATCTAAAATGCGCAATCTGCCAAGTCTGGAACTCAATATCTTTACCCCTCCAATAGAATTTAACCTTATCTTCTCTTGGTTCACTACTATTCACGGCTCTAGAATAAACTGAGTCATATACGCCACCTTCTCTTCTTTCTATTTCAAAGTTAGGTAATTGCTTGACACCAGTCACACCTTTTTTATCATCTGTATTAAGGAAAACGAAATTATCACCATATTTTACCAAGTTTCTTACCCACATAGGTAAACTGGTATGGATATCTAATCTATTGAAGAATAAATCCTCTAAAATGCCTTTGACTCTAGGTGAATTTGAATAAATATTAAGAACGCGCCCAACATCGTTTACAGTTGTAGATTCTTCTGACATAATATCCAAAGTTGCTGCGATTTCTGGATAAAACTCCATATTTTCAAAGTCAGAATATCCACCAATCCTAGTTATCTCATACTGAATAGCTTTTTGGAATGTTTCGTTCTCAACTTTCTGCCATAAGCCACCTAAGAAACTATTTTGTCTAGCTTGTAGTGATTTAGTTTCAAATTCAGCCTTTGACGTTGTTCTGATAAGCTCAGTTGGTTCTATGGAGTATTTATTACTTATCCTATCTTGATCTATACCAGATGGTGTAAATACACTGGTAAGTCGTTGGAATATTGTTTGCTCTTTAGCCATAATATCTTTTTAGATAAATATAAGTTAATTAATTAAAAAATGAATAACTTATTGAACATAATCACATTGAACATATGCGAACTGTTTTACTTGTCCGTTTACGATAACTCTTTCATATACATAACCATTTGTCCAATCCTCGCCTTGACTGTTCGGTAATGCGTCACAACCTTTTGCGTTAGCTCCCTTGAATGTAGTTCTATCTTGTGGGCCAGTTCTCACATTCCACTTATAAAGTGATTGTGGGTTATTTCCGTATGTTTTTCTAGTAAAAGTTCTTTGTGTTGCCATGATAGTTTCTTCTTTTATTATAATTATTGGTAACCTCCGAAAAGCCACATATATTCACCTCTTGGGTCTTGCATATTTTTTGCTACGATTGGACTAAAATTAGGTTTTTTAGGTTCTTGTTTGGTTGGTGAGACGGTAGACCTAGTATCACCGCCAGCTGAGAAAGATACCCAACTAGCCAACATAGCCTTAGTTCTAGTTTCGTTTGCTTTTAACTGTTTGAAAGAATTTTCTAATACGAATAAGGCCATAGCCATAGCCATAATCAAGTCATCATGTTTATTCTTAGCGTGGTCAGCTCTACCATTTATATATACGAACGAATACAATTCAGATATAAGTCTTGCTGAACGTATTTTTATGCCATGACTATCACCTTCATCTTTATTGATTCTCACCATCTTCTCAAAAGTTGAAACCAATCTAGTTCTATCACTACCTACTTGAAAACCAGCAATTTCGTTATCTGAATTATATTTATGCAGGTCTTTACGTTTCTTAAGAGCTTGACCACCTTTTTCACCGTAATATAGGTTAGGGTATTTCATGTCTTGTAGTTTCAAGATGGTTGCAACACCCATACCACCAGTAATATCCACAACTACTAATGCGTTATATAACTTACCATATTCAAATAGTATGTCAGCCAGCTTATCTGGCGGTATTCTACCCATATATTCGACAACTTGTGTCATAGTGGTAAAATCTATTATAGTGAATGTAGAATAGTCTTCACCGTCACCTCTAGATACGTCAGACGATAAAATATATTCATGTCCCTCAATTGGTTCTTCCCATACCCATAATTCGCTTTCTCTACCACTGACAAATACAGGGTCTTTCACGTTTTTATTTTTATGATATTCTACATATTCATCAGATATGACGTTACCTCCAGAACCCAAGAACGAAACATCCAATTCTTGGGCAATCATACGAGGGTCATTATTCATACCACGACACATCTCCTCATACCAAGGTGATGTCGGTTTATAACTATCCTTTATTTTTTTATCGAATGATTCAAAGGTGAAATCCTCTTCTTCAATTACTACTAAGTCTTTTTTTTCTTTATCAGTGTATTTATACCATTTAAGACCAATATTATATCGGTCATCTTGGTACCATCGCATTTCAATTATATTGAAGTCGTTAATCTTTTTTAATGCTGAATCATATGTTTCGTAATATAATTCATCGAGTCCGTTTGGTGTGGATATAAGTACGCTTCTACCACCTGTGCCCAAAGCAGTAAGAGCTGCACCAAATAGGTCTTTACCGTCATCAATAAACGCAGCTTCGTCCATAATTAAGAATGTCGGGGTGTAACCCCTAAGCGCATCTGGTGATGTTGCAACTGCTTTTACTCTACAACCATTAGGTAATCTGATTTCTTTTTTTGAATCAGAACTAAAAATACTCTTTTTTTCTTTTTCAGGTGTACCGTAATAATCAGGTCCCCAAGCCCATCTAGGAATCTGGTCTAAAAAATATTTTATCTTAGCCAAGAATTCAAAGGCCATATCTTGTTTGTTAGCCACAATCAAGATTGCCTCTGGGTTATTCTCATCGGCAAAACCTAGCAATACGGAAATAGTCGCTGCTACAGTGGTAGATACACCTGCTTGTCTAGGTTTGGCTACTATATTAAATCTATAATCTTTAAGAGCCTTTACAATCTCTTTTTGTTTTCGGAATAGTTTAAATGGTACATAACCATTTCTAGTTTTATCAAACGTTTTAAAATACGTTTCAACCACATAAATTGGGTCAACAAGACAGTTGGCGTATTCCTTATATATCTCAGTTGCAGTAAGCATAATTTATTGTATTATAACAGTAAATATGCTGATAATGAGAATATTAGTTTTCCATCCTGTCTATAAGTCCTTGAATTCCTGATTTCAAAGCCGATCTAAGTTCAGAAACGGTACGTTCTTTGGCTGAATTTACCTCTGAATTAAGCTCTTCTTCCAAAGCATCGAGTTCCATATTTTCCTTAACCTCATTTATGATTTCAGACACAATTTTCTTACCTTCTTTCGTACCCACCATAATTTCTCTCATACAAGAATTGAACTCATTAACGGGTTTCTTAACTAGATTATGGAACACATGGTGTTTCATGTTATGGTCTTCTGCTGGTATGCATGATAACATTCTACCCCATAGGGCTGGACCCATTCTTAAATCCCAAGGTTCAGCTGCGATGAAGTCAGCTTGAGAAACAACAAACTCATTTAGTTTCTCATTATCAGTGAAACCGTGAAGTGATATCGCTTCTAACACACCTTTAACCAATTCATGTATGAGTACTGGAAATATAAGCGCTTCGGCAGATATTTTAATTCTACCGTCATCAGTATAGTTGACATTAACAACACCTGCTGGTGTACTGCTATCTGGTTTAGGTGTTGTGAAATAGAGATAATCGTTGAACGACATAAGTTTTTTATATTTATTCAACAACGTAGGGTCGATATCCATAAGCTCTTTGTTCTTCATATGGTACATATGGTTACATTTATTTGCACCACCTTGAACCATAGCATTAACAAACCGTCTTTTCATTATTTCACCCTCAGCGTTATCCATATCATCAGCCTTATCAAAATCCATAGAGAATTGCTCGTCCTCGAATTCCCTAGTCAGTTGTTTACCCATTGTAAGTTTATCAACCAATTTAGCATCGAATTCAATCAGACCCTCTGATATTCCGTAGTCTTCCATAATCGTATCTATCGCCATCTGTTCTAGCATGGGTCTATGTTTTCTTTCAGACTCCATGCAACCCAACAATAACTTACCTGTGTTATTGGTTATATTCTCTAGAGTAACTTCGCCAATTTCATTGACATCAAACGCTTCTTTACAAGCGTTGGTTACTTCTAAGAATCTATCCAATAGAAGTTTATGGTCGTATGCTCTAACACCTGTTCTAGGTAATGCAGGGTGGTCTCCTACTGAGGTTTTTCTATTCTTAATAGCCTCCTCAATATCTGGGTGCATACGTTCAGTTATATGTTCTGGGTATCCGAAACCCTCATATAGCATGCCTTTATCAGATGACTGATTTAAGGCTTTACGTATCAATTTATTATATCTGTTATTTGACATGATTACTTCTTTTCTTTTTTAACGTTTTCAATAAGGGTACCAAGCTGGCCTTTAGTGATTTTAATTTTTGATTCAGTAAGGTTAATGGCCGATACCAATGAACGTATTGCGTCAGAAACACCTCTAAGTTCAACATCATTCATTTGACCTTCGAACATATCCATATAGTCCTCAAGACTATCCTTTATAGTTAATAAAGCCATTTTTTTATTCACTCTTGGTGACTGTTGTTCATTTGTTTCCATATCTGTTTTTATTTTTAAAAAATCTTCATAATCCTCTTCAGAGGCTTCTATATCTTCAATAGATTCAATATCATTAACTTCGTTAGTTCTCATATATTCATCCTCTGACTTACGTCTGTGAGATTTCTTTATCGCAGATGCACCCAAAGAGGCTTGGCATACTGC